TTCGAGAGTAATGCAGGTTTGATTTTCTGAAAATGCCATTTTGAGACTCCTCTTATTTGGCTTGTTCGTTTAAGTAAGCGGTGTAAAGATCTGGATTGCTCGTCATTGCTTGATCAAAAGCTTGAGCATAACTTACACCAGATTTCTCAACTTGAGATTTAGCGATTGCGTCTAGCTTGCCATAAGCAGAACTAGAATCACCAACGCCGGTCATTGTAGAACCGATTTCATCAAGTAAGCTGCCCTTCTCAATCATCGCGCTAACAGACTTGAAGATACCTTCAATGTCTTTCGCAATTTGAGAATCCACCGCGTGTAGCGATTTGAGCATCAAGCCAATTTCATCGGGGGATTTGCCAGGAACAAAACGAAACTCTTTATGAGCTTTAGCGATAAACTCTTTGCGAAGTCGCTCATCTCGTTCTGCGGCAAGAGATTTTTCGAGACGTTCTGCCTTGGCGATCGCTTGTTTTTGAGATTTCCAAAGAGCTGAAACCTGATCGCGTACTGCCGGATCAAGATTTTTCATAGACTTCTGGAGCGAAGATTTTTTAGCTTCTTCTTCGTCCTCGTCTTCCTTCTCTTTGTAGTCCATCATTTTCTTAGCGTCGTCTTCTTCTTCGTCTTCTTTTGAGGCAGACTCTTTTTCGTCGTCCTCATGCATACCCTTCTTTTTTTCTTCTTCGTCATAGTGACCGGGCTTGCTGGTTTTTTCTTTGTCGTCTTCTTCTGCTTCTGCGATCATGACAGCGAGTTCTTTTACTTCTTTTTTCTCGTCTTTATCATGCTCTGCTTTTTCTGCCTCGTCTTCTTCGTCCTTGTCCTCTTTTGAGACATCAGACTTAGAAATGCCCAAACCACTAGAAACCACGTCTAAAGCTTGTTCTGTTGGTACTTGGTCGGCGTAGGCGCTCAAAATTTTCATAGCACCTTTGATTGCTTGGCCTGCTTCTTCTGAAAGTTCAGCAGACTTGATAACGTTCTCAAAATGAGAATCTTCGCTAGTTTGTGCGTCGATTACTGCGTGTAGAATATCTGACATTGAATTTTCCTCGTCACGTTTCATTATGGGAAATCGCTTTTTGAGATTAGCGCCTTTAGGCACCAAGCTTACTTCTACGGTTTCCAATTCTGTTAAAGCCGTTATTGGCATTATCGATCCTCTGCGAGTTCTAAGAACTCTACTTCTGGCATCTCATTCTGGGACATTTCCTCACGCTTACCGTAACCACCAATCGAATAAGCGTTAAGCTCGCCCGATTTTACCTTGTCCCAAATTGAGTCGCTAACCTTTGTGCCTAGCACCCATGAACCAGAATGAACCACGTCGTCACCGAATGGCATTCTGTAAGCTCTGTGTGGTTTGTTCTCAATCGCATTTTGATAATCTTCCTTACTTGGGTAAGGTATTATCGAGGATTCAACCGGATAGGCATCTGCCTTCTCTTTGTGATCAAATCCGATTATGCGACTATTAGCCAACCACTGGTGAGCTGTATCTTCAATCGCTTTTGGAGAAGTCCAATCTTGTTGGCCATCAATCACATAAGGATCTAAAACGACCCCGTACACGATTTGTTTCTCTGAGTCTGCCTTTAAAATCGGCACCTGCAACGATTCCAGTTCTTTAGTGTCAGACTTTCCAGAATCGATCTGGCCACTTTCTCCACGCGTCTCAATCTGCGAATCGGATCCAGCTTCAATGTCTTCAACTTGTGCGCCAATTTCATTTTGAGATTTATCAATCATCTCAGATCGGTTCGCGCTGTTTCTAGTTGCTGTCTCTAAGTATCGGTCATAAGTGGTCATAGCGTCAAGACTTAAATTCTCAATATGAGACGACAGGCTTTTCGCAATCGATTTCAATTTGCGACCGATCTCACCGCTATCACCAAAACGCCTAACAGCTTTTGGATGTGGTAAGTTGCAATTTGCGATTTGTCCCAAAGCTTTCTTAGAAGTCCTACCTAGCGCAATGACAGCAAGAGGATTCGATTTAGAAAGCCAATCAATTTGAGAAACGTCTAGAATGCAAACGTCACTCTTTCGCAATTTGAGACGATCAAGATACAAGTCTTTGAAAGTTCTACCATCTGGACCTGATAAGAATTCTCCACGAGCTTTATCGATTTCGTTAGCTTCTGAAACTACGAAAACAACTGAGCCACCTGGATTCCAAATTGGGACACCAGTTTTATTCAGTGCCTCGATTTGAGACTTGTGCGAGTCTATGAGTCTTTGTGATTCTCTGTGAAGCTCTGAAGCTTTGATCACTTTCTTTCTGCTTTGGATTTCCTCAACTGCTCTGGATGCTGCTGCGATGATTCGCCCTCGGATCATTGGGTCAGTCTTAAATTGAGAAAATAGATCTGTCAGATATTGCCAAACGTCAGCCAAATCAGAATCGTCCATCTGAGCCAGAGTCGATGGCCTAATTTGAGACAGAGCCAGCAGGTTGATCACGTTCGGTGTCTGTTTCTCAGAATAGGATTTCTTGTTTCGTTCTGAGATTGAGTCAGCCCAAGTTTTGCCTGGATCTCCTCCCCAAAGCTCCCAAGCAATTTTACCGGCACCGGGATATTCAGGATGAGATCGATCGCTGTTTTTCGGTGCTTTCAGATCTACCTCGTGACGAGCAAAAAAGCTAACCATGCGCCTGATGGTAGCTAGAGGTACATTGTCGCCATTTGACAGATTGCGTGCTCTAGCGACTCCTACCTCAGTTCCTCCCCTGCCATGCTCTCGTCTCAATTCGAGACCACGACGCGCAGCAGCTTGAACGCCCTTTGGTGGCTTAAAGGTTTCTTCTTTCTTCAGTGGATCGTGTTGTCCGAATTCGGGATCCGGTGTTCCATACTTTTTGATCCGATCAGGATCGTGCTCTGTTATCAGCTCAAATGGGAAAGCTGCCGACGCTGATTCGTGCGGTTGATAATCGCCGACCATCAAAACCGGTCCTCCCTCATAGTTCATCCAGTGATAGCCATCAGGAGCAGCTATGTTGATAGAATCTTGTTTCGCAATTTGAGATTTCTTAGTAGATCGTGAATGGCTTGCAGGTAGCAAATCATTATCCGTAGTATACTTTGCGTTTTTAGGTTTGCCCGTTCCCATCAAATGTAGGAACGCGTTGACCCTAGCCATCGCCCATTGATCGCGGCTCGTCACTGATGGACGATGAGACGTAGAGAACGCACCAGCACCACGCCTGAAGACCGCTTTGAGTTGTCCCAAATTGACACGCTTTGACGGAGTGTCTTTGTATTTCTCATTATGAGAATCTCGTTTGTTCTCTAGTCCTTTGACATTCGCTTCTGACAGCTTGATACCACCACGAGATCCTGAAGCTGATTCTGGTTTGTTTTGTGCGCTGCCTTCTCTACGCTCACCGGGTTTCGCTGGTGTCTTGGGATCGTCCTTTGCTTTCCCAAAACGAGATCCTGCCCTGCTCGTGGCGATGGCTGCTGCTTTATCCTTGTCTCCGGTATCCTCTAGGATTGCTTCGTAGATCTCATCCCACTTTGCCGGTTTCTCAATTTGCGAAACGCTGGGTTGTACCAAATCACTCATCGTTTTCACCTTCCATTTTTTCAGGTTTGAATCCTCGTCCTACAGATCCCAAAATGGAATCGGCTTTCTGCTCGCTTAGGTTGAAAGCTGTAGAGATAATCTGAAGCGCTGAATCTCTAGGCAGCACGCCCTGAGATACGTTCTGAATAACTTCGAGTAGGGACGAAACTTGAGCACCGTTAAGAGTTACAGCAGAAACGGGTGTCTTGTTATCTTCTGTGACTACGCCCTCTGCCTCATTCTCAGAATCGGAATCAGACCCAGTTTCGGTACTAATTCCCTCATTCTCATCTTGAGACTCTGGCTGCTCTTGGATCTCTGGCTGCTCTTGGATCTCTAAGCGATCTAAGGTTGCATCGTCGATCATTGCCTGCATGTCTACATCACCAGCACGCGCTGTCTCAGAATCGATCACTGGCAATCCAGCGAAATCTCTCACCCACTCCTCTAGATCGTTGTCAGGTGTGATCACACCAGCACTCACCAATCCAGCTAGAGCACCAGAAAGCTCTTGAACATCTGGTGTCTCAATATCGGAAAATGTCAAAACGGGATAATTCTCAGAATCGTTCCAGCCGTTTAGCTTCATCAATCTAGCGATCGCTTGTTCGTTAAACGTCGTGGAGATGGTCTGTAGGTACGTTCCTAGCGCTTGAGCGAATAGAGCTGTCTTATTGCTACTTAGAGCGAAACTGCCGTGCCCGTCCATACCGACTAAAACGAATTCGCCTAAGACCGATAATGCGACACGGCTTTCATAGCGCTTGATGATTGCATCTACATCCATAGGACGGCGACCACCAGAACTGAGTAGACTCAATTTGAAACCGGTCGGATTTCCGTCTATGTCCATTTCAGACGGTATCACCACACCCTCGTATTCATCGCGCCGAATTTTTTGTATCATATCGCGAAAATCATCCACTACTGCTTTTTGTGCGCTCGTAGCATTAGACGCCAAAAGCTCAACCGGGATTTGCATAACGGGCATGCCTGCTAGATCCCGCTCTACCCCGATCATCTCTATGCTCTGTATCCTTTTGAGATAGAACCAAGAGCGATACGCGTTTCTCAAAATGGAACGCCCTTCCGGGTTGTCCTTGTGTGTCTCAGTCCGAAAATGCAACGCCTTCTCTTTTGGGATGTAGACCTGCTCATAGGTCGGTGGCGCAACTTGCCAGAGTCCTCTACAAGCTCCCTCCTGATCGAACTCCCATTTGAAAAGTGTGTCCTGTGATCGTACCGCGAACTTACGCCATCCAACATGGCTGTCAGTAAACGCGCTACTCAATTTGGGATTTTCATTGTACCCGCTTCTGACTTTGTAGAGCGTCTCAAAATAGGACCAGCCAAACGGTAGGAACGACAACACCTCTGCAAGAAAATCAGGGAAGCTCACTTCCATGTCCTCTATACACTCTTCGACGAATTGAGCGTACTGCCTCGATTTGGGATTGTCGTTTGCTGGCTGGATAGATGACTTGGTTTGTCTTACGAGGGTTTTGATTGCATACAGGATGGATCCCACTACCGGATCGTTGTCCCGCATCTCTGTAAATATCTTGTGGCCTTTATCGTTCTTTAATTGATTCAGCCACTCCTCATCAATCAGACCGCCGTTTTCATTTAGACCAGAAGTTCCTAAAACGTTTAGGAAATCGTATTTCTTTTTTTTGTCCTTTTTTGACACATTCTCATTATCGGACATATCAATCTCTACTTTCTATAAAGTGCTGCTACTTCTGCTGAGACGGGTCTCACAGAGCATCTACAGTTAATGACTTCACCAGCCACTCCAAATTTGCTGTCGGCTTTAGGATCGCCAGGATATCGCAATTTGGCACCGGTTATCGGGTTCTCAAAAAATTTACCTTGTTCCACGATCTGACCGTCTAGAGCTTCATGGTGACGATCTCCAGATTTCCCATCTTGAGACGCGATCCATAATAGGAAATTTCTACCGGTCAGTTTCCCCGCCTCTACTCTACCATAATTCCTAGCAGCGTTGATCTCAGTGCGTGCTATCATTCGCGCTCGTGATCCTAAACCGCCGACCGTAAACTTATTGCCTAACGGTTTGAGCGTTCTAGGCGACACGTCCGAATTTGGGACAGTGAGCCATGTTCGGAGTCTCTGCGATATTTGATTTACAGTAGGTTGAGGATCTTCTTCTAACCAATTACCTAGAGCAATGCTCACCGTTTCTTTGAACTCTTTCTCAATTTGAGAATCGAGCTGCTGTATCAAAAGGATCTTATTTTCTAGATAGTTAGAAACGAATTCCGGTTTGATGAGCCATCGAGATCCCGCAAACTCTTTACCGCTATCGCTGATCTGACGAATCCCAAAATAGGTCAGGACTCTTAGAAACCTTTTTTGCTCCGGTGTCAGTCCGTCAGTCTTGGCTTTTCTCACTTTGAGAACTTTGCCAACCGTTTTAATCTCTCCAATTGTTTCTCGAAGCAGTCTTCTTGATTTTGCTCTAAGGTATGCCAGGACAGCAGCAGAGAGCGAAATAGCGCGTCTCTCTACTTTTCTCAATTCGCGATTTGTCTCCCCGTTAAAATCCTCATTGTCTATTTTTTCTTTTTTTAACTTGTCCTTTTTTGACACATTCGATTTTTTTTCAAAAATTTTACGAGGGGGCTTCTGGAGTGGGGGGCCAAAAAACGTAGAAATTTCTGCCTCATTTTGGGGCATTGACGCGGTGTGACAATTCGCATTTTGAGGCACAGAATTCGCATTTTGAGACGCGTTTTCAGATTGAGAATTCCTATTTCGAGGCAGATTCGCAGATTGAGATTTCGCATTTTGAGAATTCGCATATTGAGGCAGCGTCGCAGATTGCGAATTCCTATTTTGCGGCAGCGTCTCATATTGCGAATTCGCAGATTGAGATTTTTTCGCAGATTGAGAATTCGCATATTGAGGCAGCGTCTCAATACGAGACTGGTTCGCAGATTGAGGCAGAGTCGCAGATTGAGAATTCGCAGATTGAGAATTCGCAGATTGAGAATTCGCAGATTGCGAATCGATCCTATATTGAGACGCGCTCGTTTCATGCGCGCCAGTTTCATTTTGCGAATTCCTAAATTGCGACATCAGATATTCCAATCGTTGTTTCTCATATTGGCATTTGGATCTATGCGAATCTCAATTTGAGATCGCGAGTCTAGTTCTGTGATGGCGTACACGAGCGCGTCCAATCTATCCGGTGATCCGTTTGAATGCTCTGGTGAATAGTTACACATTTGATCCTCTAGCTCTCTGAATCTTCCGACGTGATGAACTCGCCCCTGTTCATACCGGGAGCTGACAGGCTCAGCGCGAACCCATTTTCCTTTTGAGGCATGTATCAATTTGAGACTGACAGAAGGATCCACCTGCCTCAAAACGCGATCGACCAGATCACCACCCTGGTTAACTTCCGCAACGATTCGATCTGCTTTGTGCAATTGATACCGAGTGACAGCAGCACGAGCCCACTTGTCCACTGTCGCTTTTTGAGACGCATCCTCTAGCACGTAGAAATCCCCATCAGCACCTAAGCCAGCAACGATGATCCCCGTCTCATCACTATTCGCATTATGAGACACAGCAGGATCTACTGCAACCACGATCCGCTTAAACGACGATGGAGGCTGATGCACCCGGTGAGAGTCTATCAAAGCCCTGTCCCATAATGCGCCAGGGATTTCTTCTAACAGCTCTGCATAGATCTCTTGCTGTCCCAAACTGGTACCTTGGTATTTCTCCATGATCTGATCTAGGAACACCGGAGCGAGGTTGTCTCGATTTGCGAATGTCGATCCTCGTGTGATCGCCGTATTTTTGCTCTTCATTAAATCTCGTACAAGCTGGATGGGTCTAGGTGTCGTTGTGACGACAGCACGAGGGTTCTGCCCCAATCTGAGACCGAACATCAACTGGTCCCAAGTCGCATAAGGATACTTCCACGCGGCAGCCTCATCGCACCATGCGAGGTCGTGTTGTGGTCCTCGAAGCTGATCGGGCTTTTCCGAAGTGTAGCAATGTGCGACTGCCCCATTATGAAACGTGATCTTTCTTTTCGATGGCTCGTATACCGGGCGCTCCTCTGGCGGGTAGCAATTTAGGATTCCACTAGGACCGGTGACCATGACATCTCGAACATCAGCAGCAGTCCTACCGACTAGGGCTATTCTGCGAGCATGTCCCAAATTGACACACTCACGAACATACTCAGCGCCCGTTCTCGTTTTGCCAAAACCACGACCGGCGAGGATCAGCCATATTCGCCAGTCTCCTTTTGGGGCAACCTGCTCTGGACGCGCCCAGAATCTCCAGTCCCATTTTAGATCAATGAGTTGTTTCGGGCTCATTCTCGATATGAGATTCTGGATCTCGTTTTGCGGCAGCTGCGCGAAGGATTGCAGCTTCGATAAATTCTCTCGCTTCTGTTGCTCGCTCTTCGATTTGGATTGCATCGCCGTTCTTCCCGGTAATCTCATTTCGAGAAATATCATTTTGAGACAGAATTTGTTTTCCTAACCAAATTTGCATTGTGACATTTCCGCTTGTCGCATTTTGCCACTGCAATCTTCGCAGGCTTGCTCGTCCCTCGCCGCGTGCTTTTTCTAGCGCCTCTGATAATTTCGGGTCACGTTTTAGCAGATCATACCAGTACGTAGCATTGACACCCAAGCAGGAGGCAATCTCTTCGTTTGTGCAATGTATCCTAGCCAGTCTAGATGCCAGCTCATAATCGATTTCTTTTTTAGGTCTAGCCACGTTTATTCTCACTTTGCGAATGGTTGTTTCTAATTCTACCACAGAAACCGCTGGATTTGTTTGATCTCATTCTGACATTGCGTAGTCTACGAGTTCTGCTTTCTTCTGAGTGAACTTCTCCCATCTCTCTACAATTACATCGCAGTAGATCGGGCTGAGTTCTACACCGTAGCAAATCCGGTTTGTCTGCTCTGCTACAATCATCGAAGTTCCTGTGCCGCAAAATGGATCAAGCACGACATCACCAGGATTTGTGAAAGTCTCGATGCCCCATTTTGCGAAATCCAAAGGAAACGTAGCACCATGCACTTTAGAGTAGGTAGAATCTCTCTGAGTCGAGCCATGATAGACATTAGAGACGGTGCCTCTAAATTTACGTTTTCCAATGTGTCTGCTGGCGTTTTCCTTATTTGAGAAAATATGGATATATTCAAATTGAGAATCCATGACATTCTCAGCCATAGCCGGTGGTGGCGGTGTAGATTTTGCCCAGATCGCGGTGTCGGCGTAGTGCTTCCTAAACTCGTAGAGGTATTCTATGAGCGCTCTCTTATTGTTTGCTAGGGATTGGATATTTAGAAACAAAAAATCCGAGTGTTTCAAAGTGAGATTCGTGAAATCTATTAGCAGGTTTAGAAAGCTGTCGTCTGTTAGCCTGTCTTTGCTGTCTAAATATTTCGATCTGGTCAAGCTCTGCTTACCATCATAGACGTTGCTGAGTTTCGCTGCTTCTCCCATGTTATACGGTGGAGAAGTAAAACAGATATCCGCTCGTTTCTTTGCTTTGCTATCGTAGTTTTGATTCATCAGCTTTTCCATAGCTTCTGGATCTGTAGCGTCACCACAAATCAGTCTATGTTTGCCAAGTTCGTAAACGTCGCCCAGTTTCGTTTTGGGATCTACGGGTTCTGCTGGTATGTGGTCAGCGTTCAAACCTGAATTCTCAGATTGAGACAGATCATCAAGCATAGCTTCGAGATCTTCATGATTGAACCCGGCAGCATCCACCAAAGTTTCGTCAGCATTGGCTAAAGCCGACAAGGTATCAATCAAAGCCTCACTGTCCCATTCTGCTAATTCCGCTGTTCTGTTATCTGCGATAGCAAAAGCGGTTGATTCTGGACCATCAAGATCTGTCCTCACAATGTCAATTTGAGACCAGCCTAGAGAACGAGCTGCACTGAGAGTTCCGTTGCCAGCTATCACAATACCTTTAGAGTCGATCACGATAGGTTTCTGCTGACCGAATCTCATCAAGCTACCTTTGATAGCTTCTAGGTTTCTATCGTCGTGCTTTCTTACGTTTGCTGGATCTGAAATCAGATCAGAAACTTCTACCGTCTCAATTTGCAACATGAGCGAACTGCTCCTTTAAATATCGTTTGATTTCCTGAATCGCTACAACCCGTTTTCTAGGACCTAGCAGCCAGGATCTAAGAGTTCCGGCGTCACTCCATCTACGGACTGTAGAGAGCGACACTCCCAAAATGAGACTAACTTCTTTTAGTAGGTAGACACCTTGATCATCAGAAAGACCGGAGGACTTACACATATTAGAAAACATCTCATCGACAACATCAGGGGCGGTTTGTGTATCATTTTGAGTCATAAGTAACTTTAACAATTCAGATCCTTTTTTACAAGTTCTCTACGTTTCAAAATGAGACTGTGGTATCATATTTATTATGGGGATATCTATGGCACCAATAGTTCTTTTAAAAACCGTTATCAAAAAGCTCAGTCTCAAAATGACACAGAGCGATCCTGGCGTTTATCATCCGATAGATCACGAGACTCCAACGGGTGAGCTTGCAGATCGTTTGAGCAAAGTTTCAATCATGCTTCATATTGAGACAGAATCTAACTCCGCTTTTGACCACCAGATAAATTATTTATTCTCAATTTTAGAATCGAGAGGTTTTGATTTTGCTGATGATAATTACCGGATTTTATGGGAGACAAATAAATCAATTCATGAAATGCGAAAATGTCTAAGCGATAAAATAAATGCGGATGGGATTCTAGATTCTAAATTTGAGACTGACTGTAGAGCTATGCACGTTAAGACTATGGTTCGTGAGTCCCTAGTAGCTTCTATATCCTATCACTACGACTCAAAATGAGACGATTTGGCCCCCCTGACCCCTGCCCCCCCACCTTGAAACCTTCTCTTTATCTCTTTCTCATTTTGCTATTCTATTTTCTATTATTTATCTCTCTCTACATACCTCCCTTACTTATTAATATCCCTTTAGAGGGGGAGATAGAGGGTATAAGAGGCATAACCATGCGTAATCATTAAACAAAAAGACTGGACCCCTGCGTGCCCCCCTTTGAGATTGGTGGGGGTACTTCTCAAATTGAGAAAGTGTGTTATTTTGAGATTTCCTATTTACTGCTACTTTATGAGCTGATATGGAACTACCGGGCGGTGTCTCAATATGAGACAATCAAAAATACGACTATTCTTAAAGTGGGGTTTCTATGAGCGATAATCAGCGAACACTAACGTTCTCAAAATTTAACAGTGCTAAAGGTATATTGAG